GTTCCCAGCTTTTCCAATTAAAATATAATACAGTAAGAGTATTAGTATCTACTGTATCGTTAGAATCGTTGTTTGTATAATCGTAATTATTATAATTTGAAGATTGTTTTACTATTTGATCAAATTCTTCATCGGTTAATTCTGGAAATTGTTTTTTAAGTTCGTTAGATTTTATTTGTTTAACTTCACCAAAATAGTATACGTCTTCAAAATTAGGATCTTCTGTGTATGAATATATTAAATTCGCAGGATCTACATACTCTAATTTAATACCATCTGTATTATTAAAAGTATGTTTTGTTGCCGCAATACCAAGCACAGTTTGATCGTAATCAATTCTTTTCTTTAGTTCTGGATAATTATTTCTTTTAAAAACATTATCAATTGCTTGTTCCTGCGCTATTTCAATAGATTGTTTATAACCAATCTGCATATGCAGCTCAAGTTCTTCTGCATTAGAAGGCAGATCTTCTTGCTTAATATTTCGCACATCAACACCAAGCTTTTCATCTATCTCTGTAATCAAGTCCTGAGTATTCATATCCTCAAGGATCATTTCAACAAAATTAGTTCTTTCTTTTACAGAGGTTGGATCCTGTGCAAATGCTTTTATTGTAAACAGCCTGTCTTGCATGCCATTTACAACAATATCTACAAATTTAGGTATAATAGGTACTGGCTTCCAATCTAAGTTCAAATATGATAAATCTCCATTTACTGAAAATTCATCTTTATATTTTTGAACAGACTGCTCTCCTCGCGCATATAGTCTCAATCTATGAAACTCACGCTGATTTTGTAAAAATCTACCCGTCCCAGAGTTTTTTCTAAACCATTCGTTTTGTATACCTCTGGCCACTTCCATCCCATAAGCTTCGCTTGCTTTTTCTGCGTCGCTTACTGATTGGCTGGGAAATTGGGTAACTTGTCCTGTAGCTTCTGCCATCTTTATTGTATTATTTTACTTTTTAATCCTGAATTATTATATTTTGAAAATCCAAAATCTACTTTTTTCTTTTCTCTTATACTACGCGGAGAATATAAATGTCTTTGGCAAGCCATTATAGCTAGTCCGCTGCTAATAGATGCGTCGTATTTTGTTCTATTGTTTACATTAAATTTAGCCCAGTCTTGCAATGTTCTTTGAAAATACATATTACCGTAGTCTCCATTTTCATGCATACCAACATGGTTTTGTATATAAGATTCAATTGCAGACGCGTGAGCTTGCCTTATATCTTCAGAGCTATTAGGTATACCACCTAATTCTTTTTCAGTTACAGATAATTTATTAAATAATTTATCAGGCCTATTCATAGAATAACCTCTATAGCCTCTTCTTTTAAGATAATATAATAATCTAGGTTTGTTATTTTCTGCCAATATAGGCATTCCGTAAAAAACGATTGCCATTAATACATCTTCAAAAAATATTTCAGCAGTTTGTGGTCTAGCCACATATTCTAAAAAAAATTGTGAACTAGGAACATCTGGATGCATACTAAACGCTGTTAATCCATGCAATGCCCCATTTGAACCGCCACCGTCAACTGTTCCGCTAATATCATAGCTATCACAGCCAAATGCTCCAAATTCTTTATTCCCAGGATACTTTATTCCATTTTTAGTTTCAAAAGCATTTTGCATTTGTAGACTTGGTATCCAAGATAATTTAAATCTTCCGTTTTTGTTAGGATGCCACTCTACTTTAGTATCTTTTACACCGTTAGCCCATTGAAAAGAGCCTGTTGTAACATAGCCGCTTAAAACCATTTCTTCATTATAATCTATTTGCTCATATATTTTTGCAAGATTAAATATTGAATCTTTGGTTTCGTCTCTAAAAGCATGCTGTTCTGTTCTTGGAAATTGCCTATAAAATTCATTTAAAGCGTCAGAGTTATTTTTAAGCCCATCTGCTTCATTCTCCCAATGCTCGATGACTCCAGTATAGACATTTCCTCCGTCGATCCCTTCAACTGGTTCTTCAGGAGTATCGAAGACAGGAAATCCATATTTATTGATGAATCCTTCGTAGTTCCATTCCATAGGAATGAACAAAGCGTATAATCCACTAGGAGTCTGCCCATTGCGATTTCTTTTTGTTTTTGTAAGGTCTGAGTCATCATAAAGTTTTTTAAAGTTTTCTCCTCCTTTATCTAAAGCATTGGAGGTTGACCCCATCATACATTTGCCAACAACTCTAGCGCCTAACCTTAAACAAGTTTTAGTTACACGCCAGTTATTTAATATATTATCTGGTTTATCCCATTTTCCCGATTCATCGTGAACTAATAATTTTAATTTTTCTCCATCATAACTATTGTCGCCAGTATTTTTCCAGTCAATAGTCGTATCCAGACCTTCTTCTGATTGCTCAGTTTTTACTTTAAAACTATTTCTAGTAAGTTTAGAAGCTGGAAGCCTATAAGATAATTCTGTTTTTGGTTTGTCCATTCCATCTTGTATAGGCTTAAAGAAGAATGGGTAATTTGATGATATAGGGACTACTTTGTCTGTAAACATTTTTTTGGCATCAGACCCGGACTTTGATAATATACCGAATCTTGAGTCTCTTGATATTGTAGCCACGTTAACAGTTTCTGATGATGCCATGAAGCTAAAGCCAGACCGTCTGTTTTTGAGGTAACACATTCCATAACATCTTTCGTCTGCTTTGCAAGCTTCCCAGAAATAATAGAATAATTTGTTTGACTGTCTAAATTCGGGTGCACCAACGTCAATTTTTGTCCAGTTGAGGTACATATAGTGTGACCCTGTAAGGTAACACGGCTCCCCATCGCACATGAACCAATAACCATCATTACGCCTATTAAATTCAATTTCAATATAATCGTAGTATTCTTCTTTAATATCATCTGGAAAAGATTTAAATTCATGTATTGATTTAATCTTATTTAAAGATCCTGGCTTTTGTCGTTTTCTAAATACTTGATTTTCTTTTTTTAAATCTTGCCCATCTATTTTTTCAGGTGCTAAAGGCAAGGCTATCTTAAGTCCTTGAATCTCATATATTTCACCAATAGTACCGTCTTTGCTAATTACAACACAATCTAAATCTTTATTGTACCCGTAATTATATTTTTTATATTTATTATTTCTTTTAACTTCTTTGGTGTTAATATGGTCTGTATTTATATTATACAGTGTTTGTTTATACATTATTTAATACGATTTTCTACACCTAAAAATTTTATAGATTCTTTTTCAGATTCTTTCTTAGTATCATTTATTTGTTCAATTTTATCTACTATTTTAAAAGAATCTTCTATTGCCGCCCATTTTGCTTGAGCAGCTATTTTTGCTTTTTCAGGGTCCAAGTCAGCTAAATCAATTTTTTGTCTTATAACTTTATCCAATTCAATTAAAGCTTGCTCAGCCGCCTCGATTATTTTTTTGCGCCTATCCATACTTAATTGTTATATCATTTGATTTAACTCTATACATTTTTTTCCCCTCTATATTAAACTCATATTCAGAAACAGGAGTAAAGCCTACCACGTCTCCACAGGCTAATCCTAATGACCCCAGATACTCATTACTATATACAAGCTCTCCAGCTAATTCTTTTTCGCTTAAAACGCTCCATTTTGAATCTTGTTTTATTGGTGTTACAAAACAAAATTCAGGCATTGCCTTCCATTCATTATTTCTTTTATAAGCAAATAGCTGATCAGAATATACTGTATATGTATTATCGTCAATATACGACCCAGAGTTTCTTTCATTGCCTCTTACGTCAAACCATCTGCGAAATACATTATGATGCACTATTACATCATCGCCTGGCTTAACTGGGGTTTTTATATTTATAGGAACGCTTATTACTTTACCAACCCTATTTACAAAATGATAATCTCTTTCTGTTATTTCGGTATTAAGTATAAGTTCTTTATCCCCTACGCTTTTTTTATTATTGTATCGATCTTTAGTAGATATAATATAATTGTATAGTGATCTCATTAATAATCTAAATTGTATTCTATAGAAACAGCCATATTGCCGTTAAAATGTTTCCAAGGTAATTGTGCGCCGTCTTTTTGTATATATATAGCGTACCCATTATCTTCTTCTAATATATCACAAATTGTGTGCCCGCCGTAAACTTCTTGCCCTACAGAATAATGCATGGCTTCATTCTTATAGTCTTGACCAATAGATATTTTTCTAATTAATTTCATTGTAGTTATTTTAATATGTCCATATTGAAGTAACACGGGATAAGTCTAATCCAAGATGTACAAAATTTGATTTTCTTGATATACCAATTCTTTTACAACCTAAATTTATTGCCGCTTCTACTATTTCATAAACAGGTGTACCACCAATAGCAGCAACATCAATAGCTAAGCCTGTTGTATGTTCACCCGGACTTTTTTTCTTTGCTTCAATAGGATGATCTGGCGATCTATATCCAGAAGTGATTATAAGTTCTGCGCCAATAGCTTTTTCAAGATTGTTTGCAAATTCTATCATTCTAGGATTTAAATCTTCTAAATTTACATTTGATTGCGCTTTTTTCATTTCTTAAGCTTTTGATATATATTTATACTTGTATATCCTATAGTTAATAATAGAACAATAGTCTGTAGCAGTGGGTTGATACCTTCTACGAATGGAGAACTTGCTATTAATGCCGTTATGTTTATGCCGTATATTTTTAAATCTGTCATTTGTGTCGATTATTACCCATAATCTTTTCCGCTCCTCGCGAACCAAAATATCCTATGAATACAATAGTTAATAATTCTTTAACTGTATCTAATTCTTTTATTTCTAAATACCACCCAATTACAAAAGCAACTGTTAAAAAAACTAAAGTTAGAGGGCGAACATTAGAAGCTAGCCACGTGCCTGAATTCGCATCAGCAACCCATCTTCTGGTTATACCATCCATTTCAGCTCTTTCAAGTTCAAGCTTTTTTAATGCTATTTCTTTATCCTCGGCGCTCATGTCAGAACCACCAATTATAGCTTGTATAACATTGCCAACCGGTGTGTCTTCTGCTATTGCGCCAACTACAGAAGGAATTTTTTGTAATAAAAATTTACCGACCGCAGTTTCTTTAAATTTTTTTTTAGCCATTAAATTTAAAATTAATTTATTTAGCCTCTACAACCTCTATGGGTTCGTCATCGGTTGATTTTTCTTTTTCAATAGAAGATTTTAAAGCGCTAATAAAAGCATCTTTTCCAAAAACTAATTGCTGCAAGTTAAACTCGCTTGATTGGATTTTGCGTTGCAAATCAGCTATATGATTTACAATAATTTGTTGTTCGTTTGTTAAATCTTCAAAGTTGTGTTCTACATCATCAATAAGAATGGTGTTCTTTTCTTTTTTTTCAGCCATTTTATTAAAATTTAAAGGTTAATAATTATTCCGCGCCAATTGTTTTGGTAACCACGGTTGGGTTTACCTTTTCTGCTATCTGCGCATCAATAGCATCTTTTTTAGCTTGTACTTCATCTTCACCCATTGCTGCTTCTACCCAGCCGTTTATATCAGCTTCAGTAATATCCGCAAATGCAGTAAAGTTTGAAAGATCAGAAGTATCTAAAGCAATAGTTCCGTAGGTACTCCCTACATTGCCATCTGTATCTTCCCCCGTAAGTCTCCAATGTACGTTGAAGATCACGTCTGTTTCTCCTTCAAGCGAAGGATAAGTGTCAACTGTTGTGTTGTTCCAAGTGTAAGTCATTTTTT